AGATCGCAGCCCAGAGCCGCCATGGTAAGATCGAGCGGCGTGTAGCCGGTATGGGCACCGAAATCGCGGATGCCCGCCCGCGCGATCTTGAGATTTCGGCTGCGCGCCCGATCGTCTCGTCCGCTCGAGGACGGGCGCCAGACTGCCACCGCCTCATAGCGCCCGCGCCAGCGCCGGCACTTGTACAGCCTTAGCGCCGGTACCCAAGCGTCGAGATCGGCCAGCGCGGCCTCATTGAGCTGGCGATGCGGCCGATCATCTTTATTGTCGTCATCGTCATTGCCGTCGCTATTGCTCCCGCTAGTCTTCCCCGAAGCACAATACCCGAAGGGCTCGAGCACCGCGCTGATGCTCGCTGCAATATCGATTGGCAATACTGGTAGCTCTCGCGGATCAAGATCCTCGAGCGTGTCCGGACCGAGCCAACGGTAACAACCTCCATCGGGATGCAGCGTCGGTGGCAACAATGTCTGTCGGCCCGCTCCGAGGATTTCGACAATCATTTTGTCGTCGATGCGCCAGCTACCGGATGCGATACCTGGGCCGCGATAAAAGCGAGTCTCGCCTTTTGCACCGGTTTTCTTGACTTCGGTTGGCGGCAGGACACGCCGCAATGCGGCAACGATATCCGGATCATCGCTATCGATATCGACGCCGATGAGGTCCCCGCTGGCTGGTCCAGCTAGGACTCCAAGTCCGGCGCCGTTGCGGCCCCAAGTGGTGCGCTCGGCCTGCAGCGAGGCGCGGCCGTTAAAGCGCTTGGTCCAGTCATTGAGACCAACCCATTGCCCGTTGCGAAAGAACCCGGGTCTTTTGCTTAGTGGGATAATGGGAATAACGGCATAGCCGCGCTCGAGCAGGCGTTCGGCATGTTCTTCGAACGGACCGCCCATCGTGTCCCCTCAAAGGGTCGGCTCATCGCTCAAGATTTTGCGCCGCAGGACGTGCTCGTAGCCAGTGAGCAGCTGACGCAAGAATTCACGCCACTGTTCGCGGTTGAGTTTGGCCAAGTCGGTTTGGTTGAGCTGCTCGAGATAGCCGGCGGCAAGCGCACCCGCCTCCAGCATGGCGGCGAGCTCATAGGCATCCAGCATTGGTCCCGGCATGGCGTAGGTCCTCGCGGCAGCGGCGTGGCAATATTCGTCGTCGCAGAGCCAGATGAGCGGCGCGTACACTCTTGGGGCATAGCCAACGGCGACTGCGTGACGGCGGCAGACGGCGCAGAATGTCGGGGTTGGGGTGGCGCGGCGTGCGGTGGTCATGCTGCCACCCGGTGCCAGCGATAGCGGGAATCGATCTCGACCAGCGTGCCGTCAGAGCGGCGAACGCGACGTTTGGCAATGCGCCACCACGGCCCGTCACGCGCGACAACAATGGCAGTAACCGGAGGAATATGATCCCGTAACGCCAGGGCCTCGGCCACGCGTGCCGGCGGATTGAGGCTTCCGGTCATCGCGCGCCACCAGGCGGCGGCATAGTAACGCGCGCCGGAGGAGCCTTCGAAGGAGACATATTCGCTATAAGCGGCAAAGCCGGAGAGATGATCGACGCGCAACGTCGGCGGTGCACTTGGATTGTCGCGCTTATAGTGCAGGCGAAATTCGGAATGCCGCACCGGCAGCCACACCTCCTCGCCCGCGAGCACCGGGGTCATATCGGCGGTCGCACTATGCTTGATCTGCCGTACACGGGTGCTGACGAATTCGTGTCCGCAGCAGCAGCAATGCGTTGCCGCCAGCGTGTTTTCTTCCTGGCACTGTGGGCAGGACTTGGTCAGCACATCGCTGGGATGGGCTGCCGAGCGACCGTTGACGTAGATGGCGTCAACCGGACCGTGGCGACGGATGTTGCCGGCGAAATCCAGGATGAGGCAGTTGCTCTTGCCCGGTACTTTACGGGTGCCGCGCCCGACTTGCTGCACCAGCAGTCCGGGCGAGCAGGTTGGTCGCAGGAGAGCGATGAGGTCGACTTCGGGGATATTGAATCCAACCGAGAACACATTGACACCGGTAAGGCAGCGGATCTCACCGGCGCGGTAGGCAGCGAAGATAGCGTCCCGCTCGTCGCTCGGAGTCTCGGCCACGACGGTTTCACAGCTGATGCCGTGTCGACGCATCGCATCGCGCACGCCAAAGGCGTGATTAACGCCGCAGCAGAATGCCAGCCAATTGCGCCGCTTGGCACCCTTATCGACGATCTCCGCGACCGCGCCGTCGACCACGTCGGTGACATTGGCCGCGTGCTCGAGCTCGCCGGCAATAAATTCGCCGCCGCGGCGGCCGACGCCGGTGACGTCGATCTTGGCGCTGGTTGCCTTCGAGCTCAGCGGCGCTAACCAATCGTCGCGGATGCCGTCGCGGATGCCATAACTGAACACGGTCTTATCGAACAACGCGCCGTCGCCGTGATCGAGATAGCCGGTGTCGAGACGAAAGCAGGTGGCGCTAGCACCGGCCATACGCAGGTCGGGGCAAACCGTGCGTAGGGTGTCGATGAGCGTCAGATACATGCCGTCGCCGTCACGCGGCACCAGCTGTACCTCATCGATCAATAGCAGGTCGCGCCGACCGAGCTTATCGGCATCGCGATAGAGCGTCTGGATGGTACCGAAGATGATTTGCTGGTCGTGGTCGCGACGGTTGAGACCGTCGTTGCAGATGCCGTAAGGCGCATCAGGCCAGACGGACAACAGTGCATCGACATCCTGCTCGACCAACTCGCGCACGTGAACGGCGAGCAAGATTCGCAACGAAGGATTCGCCGCAATCGCGCGGCGCATGGCTTCGGCCAGCACTAGGCTTTTGCCGGTTGCCGTCGCCATATCGATCAGCGCAGCGGTGCCGCCGGCTTTCCAGTATTGCTCGAGCGCGCTCAGCGCGTCGTTCTGGTAAGGACGCAACACGACCATGGATCACCCGTGAGAAATTCATGGGATCGCTCGTTCGGTTGGTTTGGTCGGTTGCGTTGGTTTGGTTCGTTCGGTTCGTTCAGCTACCCGGCGGCAGGTTGGCGCCTGTCGCCGGGCGGCAAATCAGAAGAGTAAGTCAGTAAGTGATCTCGTCGTCGAGAGCCGCGCTCGGCGACGGCTTTGCCTTGCGCCAGGGCGGGACGTTACCGTTGGCGCCGCTGGTGTCGCCGACGGCGTTGCTGGCGGACTTGGCGGCCGGTGCAGCCGTCGCGGACACTGCCGTCGTTGGTGATGGCGCCGATGCAGACGGCTGCGTAGCCTTGGCGGCCTTGGCAGTCTTAGCAACCCGCTTCACCGGTGCATCAATCTGCAAGACGCGTGACACCCGGTTCTTATCCGCATAGATGCCCCGCTTATCCTGTTCGATCCCGACTCTGATTTGACAAGGGTTGAACTTGAACACCGCGACGTCGGTCACCTGCTCGTCGATGCCGGTGGCTACGCACAAATCTTTAAACTGCCGTCGACCGATTGTGGTCGCTTCGATCGACGAGTGTATGAAGGTGATGCGTTGAAAGACATAGCGCCCCTCGTACTCGCCTTCGGTGATCTGCCAACTCAAATGGATACCCCAGCCGTCACCGGACTGTGGTTGCGATACTGAGGCATCGGTGATCTGGGCCTTGTACCAATCGACTGGCACAGTGTCGAACTTGCTACCCTCCTGCGTCTGCGGATCGAACGTCTCGGGTAAGGCAGTTTCGCTTTCTGGAATGTTGGTCATGATGTAGCTCCTGCTGCGCGGATTGGGATTGCCTCTACCGGCGCAGCGGACGGCAGAAGGGGTGCCAACTTGCTGGCAAAATCGAAGTCGATCGGTACCGGCATTTTCGTCGGCAGGCCGTAGCGATTCTTCGCCACGAAGGCGGGACGGCCCTCGAAATGCAAATAGCGCAGCGCGCCGCCGTCGGCCCGCACGCGCTTCTTGCCGAAGCCTGCATCCTCATTCTTGATGGCGATGTCAGTAGCGAGAAAGCCGATAACGTCGGCCCAATCCTGCAGCAGGCCGCGGGCGCGCCGGTGCACGCGGAGTTGGTATGCCGTGTAGCTGGGGGCGCGCGGATCGTTGATGACCTCAATCGCGCTGTGCGCGATTAGCACAACGATCATGCCGCGAGTCCGGCGCAACCAGTCGAAGCCGGCCAACAGGTCGCGCCAACTTGCGTCTGCCTGCACGTAGCCTCGACCGTAGCCGGGCGCCTCGATCGACGACCAGTTGTGCTCGCGACAAACTGCAGACCAGATCAGCGGCTCGAGCGCATCGATGCTATCAAGCACAAGGGTACGATAGCTGTGCGGCTCGTTGCCGAGCGCGGCGATGGCGTCGTGCACCGCGCCGAGATTTTCGAGCGTGCCGAACGATGTAAGCTCGAGCTTGGCCGGGGTGCCGTCCTCGGTCTGCAGGAAAACCGGAGCCGGAAACGCGGTTGCCAGCGTCGTCTTACCGGTGCCCTCAAGACCGTGAATGAGGAACCGCGGCGGCATCGTTGCCGTGATCCGGCGAATATCAGCAAGCGTTTTCATGGTTCCCCCGAACCGGCATTACGATTGCGAACGTCGATGGGTCGTCGGGATTAGCGAAGTGGATCGGCGTTCCGGGGCCATTGACGGCAATGGCGACGCGCTTGCCGGTGAGAGCGTTGAGCGCGTCCTGGGCAAGGGCGATCCGCAGCGCGGTTTTGCCGCTACCCTTGGTCTTGGCGTCGACCACGTCATCGACATCGGCGCCAGCGTCAGTACGGCAAACGTGCAGAGCCCCGTCATTCCAGGCGAAGGCGACGGTACGCATTGTACCTTTGGTTTCCGGGTTGATCGTTGCCTCGACGCGGGCGAGTGCCGCCATGAGCTCGTCGCGGTCAACGCAAACAAAAGCACCGTAATCGTTCGGGACGACGCGCGCGTAGTCGGGAAAAGTCGCATCGATGAGCTTGGAGGTGAGCCGCAGATCCGGCAACGAGAGTTCAAACAGCCGATCGGAAACCCACAGTTTCACGCTTGCGGCGACGCCTTTGCGCCGGAGCAGCTTAACGACGATGTCGGCGGTTTTGCTGGGAACGATGACGGCGGGCATATTCGCGGCGCCGGCAGGAAGCGACAGATCGATCTGTGCAAGGCGGTGGCCGTCGGTCGCAACGCTGCGCAGCGTTGGTACCTCAGCGGTACCCGGAAGAACGTGGAGAAAGACGCCATTGAGGTAGTAGCGCGTCTCCTCGCTTGCAGCTGCGTAGCCGGTGGCCTCGATCAGGCGGAGCAGGTCTTTGGTCGCGAGCGAGAACTCCACCACGTTGTCTGCAGGCGCCGCCGACTGCGGCAGGAGATCGAGCGACAGGCCGGGAATTTTGAAGCGTGAGCGCCCGGCGGTAACGACGACGTTATCCTCGTTACGGACAAGCCGCACCGTCTGGTCGGAACGCAGCTTGGCCAGCACACCGCTAAGCGAGACGCAGCGCGCCAGGGCCTCGCCGGTTTCGATAACGGTAACGGGCACGCTGGCAGCGACACGGCGATCGAGAGCATCGACGACAAACTCGACGCGGTCGTCCTTGACGGCCAAGCGCACCATTTTCAGCGCCTCGATATTCGACCTATCGTCGAGCGCGAGCTCCGCCGAGGACAACGCGGCGGCGAGCGCGCCGGCGGTGCTTTCCAGCTTCACGATCCGTCCCCGCCACGCTGCTCCAGCAGATCGAGCAGAGGTGCGGGCCGCAGTCGCCGGCGGCGTCTACGCTTCTCGTCAGTTGCGGATTGATCGTCGCCCACAAATCGCATGCTGCGCCCGTAAGGCGCGCGCAGTCGGCCAATTCTGGGCGGCACGTGGAGTCTGTATTCAGGGTCATAGCTCGCGTTGTGGGGCTTACCGACAGCGTTAAGCCCGTTGGACTTTTGACGTTTATGCATGGCTTGCCTCGTCCGCGCCTGCCGCGGGCATTGCTTTCAGGTCGAGTGTCTTGGACGGATTGTCGTTGATGCGCTGCGAATTTTTTGCAGCTGCAATGAAACGTTGATGCCGTCGCGCTCAAGGCGGCGCTCGAGAAGATCGAGAAGCCGCGAAGCCGAGAGATGTTCAGAGACGCGCGCCTCAAGCTCGAGGCGCCAACTCTCAGACATAGCCTTGAGACCGTCGGTCAGTTTGAAGTCCCTGAAGATCGCCTTCAGGTCTACCGACTTCTCCCGCGCCTTGTTTTGCTGATCGGCAGGCTCCTGACAGCCACTGCTTTCGAGCTCGTCGCCATCGTTGCCATCATGATCGGAGCCGATGTCGTCGCGCATCAGCTGCAAGAAGTGTCGTTGTACCTCTCCGGGTGCTGCGGCAAAGTGATTAAGAAGTTTCCGAGCGGCACGCTCATGCGATGGCTTTAATGCCGCATCGGCGTCTTGCAGGTCTCCGATTTCGACATCGTTGAGGGCGAGCGAGGCTCGGCCCCCGGGGGCGATATCGGCGCCGGGCGGCGGGCTCGTTCCGTTCTTTTTACACTCGATGGCGCTGACATTCTTGCCCGCGACAGCCTCAGCAACGAGTTGCTTGACATCCTCGGTGTGCCCACCTTCGGGCGCGCCTCGATTGAGAAAGACCAGCGCATCGATCTCGCGCGCGCTGTCGAGCGACGTGCCTTTGATCCTTTGCATCACGGCGTCGCCGAGCTTCATCGTGCGATAGATCGTGGCACGGACCCGGTTCGGCGGCTCGCGCGTGACTTCGAGCTCGGCGGCGTATACTTGTGCCGCTTCTGGCTCGCGCTGCTTGGCGGTCTTCGGATACGCTGCGGTCTCGATGGCCGCGAACTTCGCCCGCATCTCCGCCGCCGAGGCTTCGGGGTCGCCGGCGTTATCGGCCGGTTGTCCGTTAGCTAACGGACGAGAAATTTTCTTTCGCTCTTCGTGTTCCCGAACCCGCTTCGCACCAG